ACTCAAGGTTTTCCTTGATGTCCTGTTTAGCACCGGCTGATCCGGTCTTGATCGACACCACCGGCCACTTACCGTCAAACATTTCCGCAATGGCAAGGGCATCTGCCTCGCCTTCAGTTACAGTGACGTACTTACCACCTTCGCGCCACAAATGCTGCCCGAATAGTCCGGTGTTTTCCAGAGTGCCGGTAGCGTAAAACTGTTTAGGCATAGCCCGGACTTTGGACCCCACCACTGTCCCGCTCATGCGGTCATGGTACGGGTAATGCTGCTTAGTGATCCCACCCTGCTTATCGTGTTCGAGAGTGACACCGAATTTAGACACTATAGCTTCAGATATTCTTCTGTCCTTAATCGGACCATGTGTACCTAGCATTTCAAAATCCCTTACTGATTTCGGTAATTCAACTCTGACTGATCCGTCCGAATATTCAACATAACTACACTTATAACAGTATCCGTGACCATCATCGTACCTAGCCAGATTGTCACCTGACCTGTCCTCACCTTTGTCCCTACACCGTGGGCAGGGTTCCCTACCGATAACTTTTGTGTCAGTCTGCGCTAGTCCCATATTCCCACCTATAAAAAATGTGATCCTCAATCTCTACTGTACGGACCTTACTGAAGGCCCAGGACGGCTGGACATAATCAGCATGGTAGTGTGTAGCGCCGTCAGTTATATCTAAGTATGGCATATTTTGGTTGAGGATGTCAACAGCAATGTTGTAAATATTTTCGTAGTCCATGACCTCATAGGGTTCATCCGATTTCCCGTCGCAAAACCATGAGAACTGACAACGGTTGCGGATAGGGATTTGTTTAGTCTTATCTTTCCATGAGGGTCTAGTCGGACCCTGTTTCACTACTCCACATATCGTGTCCGGAAACCTCGCGTCATTCACCCTATTCATAGTCACATTAGCAACCGCTAATTGTCCGGCAAATGATTGGTTCCTAGCTTCATGGTACATATTCAGAGCGAGACAACTCACTTGCGCTTCGTTTGCGCCCATCAACATACCCACTAAAGTTAGTTCTTTAATCATTAAAAACTCCTATGAAAAAAAAATAGGCAGTTTTGACACATGCCTGGGTGCGGAGAGAATTAAAACTCTTCGTCTTCCTCCCCCATTTCCATGTTGTCCGCATACTCCAAGACCTTAATCTTTTTGAAGTATGGAGCCACTCCGTAGGTCGGATGGGGCTTACCACCCTGCCACAAAATTTTGACTTTGGACCCATAGGGGATTTCCTTAGGGACCGGGTTACCGTCAGCATCAAGAACCGAAAACTGAGAAAACTTAGTGACGAACTTACGTTGGGGCTGGTTTTTATATTCCTTGACGGTTATGCCCTCTGCCGTGAGCTTGTCGGCTTCCTCCTGTTCCATCGTAATCACAATGGAATACTTGCCGGTATCCTGGCCGTTGTACCGTTCAGTTTCCGAAAGGTTGCTGAACGCCACTACACCTTCTGTAATCATAAGCAATTCTCCTCTAATGTTTGATCTAATAGTATTCTAATGTATACAGAGAACCTTGTCAAGATATTTTTTTATAGGCTTCCTGTAGTTGAGCCTGTAGAGACTTAACATTGTCCTTAAGCATTCTATTCTCACGTTTCAACTCTACAAATTCACCTCCGAACCTTTCCTGTAGAGCCTGTACCGCATCGTCCCATAGGTCAACCGGATCGAAAGGGTCTTCCCAGGAATTGACCTGTGCCATGGCGTCATCAATATGCTGTTTAAGCATATCGTCAAACCTGTCATCATTGGAAATACTCATATAGAGGGTGTCCAGGGTGTCGTCCACCATGTCCTCTAGTTGACCTTGGTATGCTCTAGGTAAAGACATCATTTTTTCTCCATTTCTTCGATCAAGTTTTTAAATCTCCAGTACCCTTCGGTAAGGGTCCGGTAGTCGGACAACAACATATCCCCTTCCATGTCCTGTAGGCTTCCCACAGGTTCAGTAATCAACGGAGCCAACCTCTTGATATATTCATCAAGAGTAAGTTTTTCATTATATGACCATGTGTATTTTTTAATCGCCATTCTACTCTCCTTGTAAATACTCTTTGATTTCTCTATCCGCTTCCTTAGCCTCTAGGGACCGCTTGCGGGACTTAAAGGTAGACGGACGGGTCATACGGTCCATCTCTACCTTAACCGTGTTCCTACGTTTAGCTCTTTTGGGAACCTCGATTGTAAACTTTTTAGACATAACCTTACCTCGTTCTATATACTCTCTTACTAATCTTATCCAACATTTTCTGCTTAGTCAACCTACGAATTGCACTCTGTATTTCACTGTCCGAAACGGTATCCCGCATTGATTTCCGTATCATTCCAAAAGTGTTCTGTTTACGACTGACGGCATCGTACACTTGATGTTCTATTCTTTTCTTACGGGCCTTACGCTCCGCTCTATCCGTTTTCTCCTGCTCAATTTCCTGCTTACGCTTCTCCTTCGCTTCACGCTCCTCCTTATAGGCCTGGAGGTCGGGCATCCACCAGGGATCGTCTTTGCGGGCCGGGTATTTTTTATCTGGATCATATGATTTCCGGAGAAAATCGGGTATTTCCAATAAAGACATAATTAACCCTTTTCGATCTCTTGTTCCATGCGGTCCAGTTCAAGGACCACAAAATTCCGGAAACACTCATCCATTTCGGTAGCGTTTACCGCATCCTTAGCCCTACGGATATCGCTATCCACCAGAGATAATGTCATATCCGCAAAAACCTTAGGATCATGCACAATTTCAGCCCATACTTTAAACATCTTATTCACTCCATTCCTATTTCTTAAGTGTTCCTAAGAGATTAAACTAAAGTGTTAACTGAAGTGTAATCTCTTAGGAATATTATAGTATTCTAAAGGTCTTCCTGTAAAGTGTTATCTATTTCAACGTGTGAAACGCTAAATACCTCTTGGTAAGAAAATTCCCCCATCGTCATATAATGGAATGTCTGACAGACCGAACAAGTGTCTAGGTATTCTCCAGTGGTCCGGTCCTTTACCACACTTTCACTACTTGTCAAGGTTTTATCGCATACTTTACATTTCATTTTTTATACTCCAATGGTTGCATTGTACTCGCGTTTTACTTCGGAAAAACTTTTTTTACTGTATTCATACTTTAACTGTTTTTCCGCTAATTCCAACATCATTACAACGGAGAGAAAATTTAAGTGAAACTCCGTTAACTCATTGATGTAGTTATCCTTTTCTTCTCTATAGTTTTCCATAAGTTCAACGTCCGTCATCATTCGACCTACCTTTCATTTACAAGTTTTGACCATACCATATTTTTATGGTTATGTCAACCCTTTTCATAGGGTCCGATAACTTTCATCCATTTCGCAATGAGCCATTCACCACCTTGATTTGTAGGACGTTTGAATGTCTCGAAATCTTTTATTTCCACTTCGTACCATACTCGACCCTTTTCGGTCAAGTGTGGCGCATTTGGTTCCGCTCCCGCATGCCAGCCCGGACGATGGGCGAAACCTTTGGTGGGGATGTCCTCCGCCGGTAACCATTCGCCTAAGGGGACACGTTGCCTAGCTCCGATGAACAACGGACCTATTGAGCCGTCCTTACGTTGTCTGAATAGTTTATAGGCCTTCATTACATTACCCCCATATATTTTAAAATCATTACCGTTCCGTAGACTATCCAAGTTACAATCAAAAGAACCACCATCGGCAACATGGCAAATGTATACATTAACCCGCACATGATTACCGTGTACATTAATGTCCGCATAATTTTACTCCCATTTTCAAATTCACATATTAGATAGCACGGTTTAATCCATGCTATCCGATATGTCAACCCCTTTTAGTGTTTTTTATAGCTGACATTTTTCACGTTAGGGTTCCAACATGCGCGACAATCGCCACAATTATTTCCCCTAGTGTACGCTAGGCACTCCTGACCTATAGCCTCGCCTTGTTTGTCGAATACCGTGCTGGTGTTGGGCGCATTAGGCGCACGTCCATTAACCTTGCTACCAGATAGGCGCACGACAAGGTTCCCTGGCAATGCCACACCGTCAACAATGGTTCGTTCCTGCGTAGGTAGCCAATGCTTTACGTTAGGGGTTCGTTTGCATACCTCAATAATTTGATTGAGCATTGCACTAGACTGTAAATCCCCACTGTCAAACCAGCGGTGGTATTTTTCCCCACTCCGTAGGATTTGAAACACCATAGCCTCAACCCACAATTCAGGGTCACTAGTGCGCCATTTGTCCAAGTTAGCTTTGTATCCCTTATCGACGCTGGGCCTAATCTTTTGAAGGCGTCTAGCGTAGCAACCGTGACAAGGTGTTCCCTTGATTTGCGCTAGTTTGCTCCCGACATTACATGCGAAAGCATCAACCGCATACGATGTACCTGGCATTTTGGTATTTCCTTTTGATACCTTGCCGAACTCTAATGCTTCTTTGACCAACATAATCAATCCCCTCTCTTGTTCAATTCAACCACGTAAGCGTCCCACTCCGCCCATAACTTAGCGCCGTATGGATGGCTAGGTTCGCGCCATTCTGAATTAGCGTCCCAGGCTTTGTAAATATCCTTAATATGAAAGCGCAACACGTCGCTGGGCATTGTCTTCGCCCGCTCTGTATAATATTTTAGACTAGACATAATCAATTCCCTTTCCTCGTTGACGATTGATACATTAGAGGACACGGTGTAACCCATGTCCTCCGCTTTATCAACCCTTTAGAGATTTACGGTATTCCTGATTAACTTCATTGATTAAATCCAGAATTACCCATTCTTCGCCGTCGTTATCCATTGTGGCCCTGCGAGAGACAGTGTCCATATCATAGATACGCATAACATGATCTTGAAGAGAAACACGCCTATCTTTTCGTGGAGCATCGTCATTATCCCAATCTATAATTTCACTGATACCCCTAGAACCATCAACGAAAAATATAGTGGCTGGAAAACCTTTTGAGACGGGTTCTGGATCAAACCATGCTGACATTGTCTGACCTAGATCGTCATAAGGTCTGCCAGTATTCCAGCTAATAACGTCTTCTGATTTAAAATTATCAATCTGTTTAGTAGTCATTTCATTCACTCCGTTTTAGTGTTGTTCTACGGCCTAACCCCGGCCACCTTGCGGTTCCGGGGCATGGGCGCTGCTGCGCGATTTGGTAAGGTCTTAGGTCAACCGTTCCCCGTTGGAATATCCATCCCATTCTGCTTTGGGATTTAAGTCAATTTTCCTAACTTCCAAATAAGATGAAACAGAGGATATCGTATAGAGTGATCTATTCCAGCTCTCTACGTTCAAATCCACGGGGCATGACGCTTTCACGGCGTAGTCTATTGCTGCTGCTTTTGAAGTGAAAACACGGGCGTCACCGCCGTCGTTTAAACCGTTTATAACCCATACGCTTTTCATAATCTGTTCCCTTTCAAAAATGTGTGGTTCGCTGTTGTCCCCAGGTGTATCAGATTAAAGAGTACCGAAAACCCCTAATTTCACAGGGTGAAACGTGAGGTGCAAATGGCGTTTCACACAGTGAATAGCCCAGGTTGCCCACACACGCACATCTTAGGTGGTCCATAGGATTTAGTTCCGGAATGATCCGATGTGCCTCTATGGGCCATTTTGAGCCCCAGAGATCGGTCAACCCCGGATTTCACTGGATGAAATAGTGATTGCCTGAGTGGTCCGGAGTGTAGCTCACACTGATTTTCTCTTGCAATTCTCATGCCACTTCGGACCACACTGGACCACATAAGCATTTCACCCTATGAAATCCTAAGTGTGCTGAAGTGGCATGGGGTTTGCCTTGCAATTTCCGTGCCAGTTTCGCCACTCGGGAAACACTTTTTATTATTAGTGTTGCATAAATGTCACTGTGGTATTAATGTCACAGTGTTGCATGGTCACCACAGTGTTGCAAAAGTGTCACTGTGGCAAAAATGTCACAAAAATCGCATGGGGGGACCCCTCTGAGGGCTTGATAATTATTATAACACACTCAGGCCCACATGGGAAGCAATTTGGACCTCTTAATAGGTGTTTTATAAATGTCAAGTAAAATTTTAGCTTGACAAGTGGGTTTCTCGCGGCCATAATGAGGTAAGAGGGTTGACTTTAGTGATAAAATATGTTATAATAATGGTATTAAAGGTTACAACTTAAGAACACTTAAGAAACCAGAGAGTAAATTCCTCTTTAATATTTACACTTTAATTAACAATCTCAAACACTTAAGAACACTTAAGTATATCCAAACTTCCATTGTTTTGTCTTTTTAAAATAAAAAAGGAAAAAAATAATGGGCAAAGATAGGGTAGATATGTCTGACAAAGAAGTTCCAGCGGTCAAAAGACCAAGAGGTAATCCCAGTTTCTACAAAGGAATGCCCTCTCTGAACCCTAAGGGTCGAACTAAAGGTTCAGTAAATAAGTTCACTAAGTTGTCCAGGGAACTTATGTCCTCTAAGGGACCAGAGATAGTAGACAAAGTAATAGAACTAGCTCTGGAAGGAGATAGACATTGTCTCAAAATGTGTCTGGACCGAATCATTCCGGTGTCCAAAGCCGTAGAGATTAAACATGAACATGAAGATTTAGGTATCAATATTATAGTCGAGTCGGTCAAGGCTATAGAACGTCAGGAAGAAGAAGAATATAAAGTCATAGAGGGTAAGATTACCGACCGAATTAAAGATGAGTGATATAAATGTCACACTTCATTCGGCACAAATGGAAATCTTTAAAAGTCCAAAGAGGTTTAAGATAGCTTCCTGTGGACGTAGATTTGGCAAATCTTACCTAGCCGCATGGCTTCTGATAATTAAGGCACTACAATCTCAAGAAAAGGATGTATTCTATGTAGCACCCACTTTCCAACAAGCTAAAGATATTCTTTGGAGCATCTTAAAGGACATTGGAAGGGAGGTGATCAAGTCTACCCATGAGAACACGGCTACGATTACATTAATTAATGATCGTAAAATATATCTCAAGGGTTCAGACAGACCGGATACATTACGAGGAGTAGGCTTATCGTTTGTAGTTCTTGATGAGTATGCCTCAATGAAACCGGAAGTGTGGGAGATGATCTTAAGACCCACACTGGCAGACGTAAAGGGTGAAGCATTATTTATAGGGACTCCGGCTGGTAAAAATCACTTCCATAAATTATGGGTAGATGCACAGCTAGAGGAAAATAAAGAAGATTGGGAAGCATTTCAGTTTACTTCCGTAGCAAATACCTTTATTGACCCTAAGGAAGTCGAAGCGGCTAAGAGAACAATGTCTACTCAGGCGTTTCGACAGGAATTTGAGGCCACCTTTGAATCATTTTCAGGTGGTATCTTTAAAGAGGAATGGATTAAGTATGCTGAAGAAGATGTATTTCAAGATGTATCGAAGGTACAAGGTCATTATGTCATATCTGTTGACCCGGCTGGGTTTGAAAAAAGTGACAAAGAACGAGGACTCAAAAGTTCAAGACTAGATGAAACAGCTATCTCCATCGTTAAGATTGTCCAAGATGAGTGGTTCGTTAAGGATATTCTACATGGCAGATGGGGCATTAAGGAAACAGCAGAAAAGATACTTGATTCCGCAGAGGACGTAAGTGCAACCACAGTAGGTATTGAATCAGGTGCATTAAAGAACGCCATCATGCCCTACCTTGAAGACTACATGAGAATGAGGGGTAGGTGGATAAATATAACCGATGTCACTCACGGTGGTAAAAAGAAACAGGACAGAATTATTTGGTCACTCCAGGGTCGTATGGAACACGGTAAGATTAAACTAAGGAAGGCAGATTGGAATCATAGTTTTATCTCTCAGATGTTGGACTTTCCAAGCCCCCTGTCTCACGATGACTTACTGGACTCTCTGGCCTATATTGACCAAGTATCTGTAGCGGATTTCGCTCAATCAATCGACGTAGAAGAATGGGAACCATTAGATAATGTCTCAGGATATTAGTTACAACGACCCAAAACGATCCTTAAGTTCATGGGTAATCGGAAGGGTAAGCCAGTGGGAAGAACACCGGAATACCAACTATCTGGATAAGTGGGACGAATATTATCGTATTTGGCGTGGTATCTGGACTAACGAAGACAAAACTAGACATTCGGAAAATAGTAAGCTTATTTCCCCGGCTACACAACAAGCTATTGAAGCTACCGTAGCCGAACTGGAAGAAGCTATATTCGGCAGAGAACAGTGGTTTGATTTAAGGGACGATATTGCCGATCAGAATCCTCAGGACATAGCAATAGTAAGAAATAATCTTCAAGAAGACTTAGGACGTGGGAAAGTTAAAGATTCTCTTTGTGAGTCCCTTCTTAATGCAGCAATTTTTGGTACGGGCATCGCTAAAGTTAATGTCAAAGAAGAAACGATAAAATCTCCTCAGGATTCTCCGATTCCGGATACGTTGACAAGCGATACTGTAGTCTACGAAGATGAGGTAATTACCTGTAAAGTAGAATCCATAACCCCTAAAGAATTTGTCATCGACCCTACGGCGGCGAGTATTGATGAAGCTCTAGGTGTAGCACAAATTGTAATCAAACCTAAATACGAAATCATGGAGGCCATTAAAGAGGGTATTTATGAAGATAAACCCATCGGAAGCTACGATAAGGTAGATTTTGGATTTGATGAGGAAAATAGCAGTGTCTCTACGGATGACGATAAGGTAAAGATTACTGAATATTGGGGGAGGGTCCCGGTAAAGTTCCTGGAGGACGGTGATGAATCCATAGGGGAACAGTTTGATTACGATGAGGATGAACTCGTAGAAGCCGTAGTGGTCATAGCTAACGATGGAGTAGTCCTTAAGGCAGCGAGAAATCCCTATATGATGGGTGATCGTCCCTTTGTAGCTTACCAGCATGATCGTGTACCGAACAAATTCTGGGGCAGAGGTATCGCAGAAAAAGGGTACAATCCCCAGAAGGCTCTTGATGCCGAACTAAGAGCAAGAATAGACGCTCTGGCCCTCACTACGCATCCGATGATGGGTGTGGACGCTACCCGACTACCGAGGGGAGTTAAGTTTGAAGTCAAGGCAGGGAAAACTATTCTGACTAATGGTGACCCTAGACAGACATTAATGCCTTTGAACTTTGGTTCTCTTTCTCAAAGTACCTTTACCGAAGCAGCGGAACTTGAGCGTATGGTACAGATGGGTACTGGAGCTATGGATTCGGCAAACAGTAATTTTGCTAATCCAAGGAACTCTACCGCATCCGGAATGTCTATGCTTCAGGCAGCGTCAATCAAACGTCAGAAGCGTACCATAATGAACTTTCAGGAAAACTTCCTGATCCCTCTAATCGAAAAAGCAGCATGGAGATACATTCAATTTTATCCGGAGCGTTACCCCGCCGGAGACTATAAGTTTATCGCTTACTCCTCTATGGGGATTATGGCTAAGGAACTGGAGATGACACAAATGATCCAGTTGCTCTCCATGACTCAACAAGGGACCCCTCCGTTTGCTTTGCTCCTTATGTCCATATTTGAAAATAGTTCCATGTCTAACCGTGAAGAGATGAAAATGGCTATAGCACAGACAATGCAGCCCGATCCTCAACAACAGCAATTACA